GAAGCACTTGTTCAAGATACATCAGTTGTAATTGGTCCAGAAATTGACGCTCTGCGCCGTTTCCGCACCATCGGCTGGTATACCTTCGCAGGCTGGAATCGCCTACGTGAAGCGTCTCTATATCGCATTGAGACTGCAACTTCTATCAACTAGTAGTTGATTGACTATCGAGCAGGGCCTAGAAATCCTGCTTGGTGGTGAGTCAATTCTGAAAGGAAGAGATGCCATACACATTGACAACGCCTTGGCGTTGGGAAACTTGGGGCGCTGATTACACTCAGTTCACTCCATACGCTCGCCTTGCTGGTAGGCCAATAACTGGTGGTTCGATAACAGGAACTATCAATCCATTCCTTACTGATATTCCTCGTGGCTATACATTCATCGTTAATGGAACTACTGTTACCACAGAACAGACACCAAGCCAAGACACACTGGCTGCTGCTGATTCATATTATCTTGGCGGAACTACCAATACAATTAGTGATGCTGAAGCACAGATATTTATTGATGCAGGATACTCGGAGTACCTTACACAACTATGACAAATTCTAATTGCAGATCTGGTTGCAAAACCCAAGACCACGAATCTTATTCTGACTGTCTACAAGAAGCAAACTTTGGTTTCACAGGATGCTTTCCTACTAGACGAGGTTGGGATAAAGACAAAGAAAAGAACTGGGATAAAGAATTGGATTCTTACTACTCTGCTGTAAGGCAAGGAGTAGAACCAATATCCACCAAGAAAAAAGATATAGACGCAGCAATGATGTTATCTAATGAGGCTGGTAAAGCCTTTGATGGAAACACTCTAAACTTTAAGGAGAACTAAAATGCCAGCAAATGACCCAAAGCAATATGACAGCAAGTATGTTGCAGAAGAAAACGAATACCTACCTTGGCCTTCAGATACCAATGACAAGCCATTTATGACCTATGAGAAGCTAATGACTGGTGCTCCAGGAAAGTCTGCTAAGTGAAGAAGACAAAGGGTGCTAAGAAGGTCGCTAAGGTTATGCGTGAGTATAAGAAAGGCGAACTTAATATCGGTAAGTCTGCTAAGAAAGTTAAGTCCCGTAAGCAGGCTGTAGCCATTGCTTTGTCAGAAGCAGGGATGTCTAAGAAGAAAAAGAAGTAATGTCTTCTGGGCAACATAAGACACACCGAGGCTTTAATTCTGTCCAGATTAAAAACGGATTGATTGTTAGACTTAACAAGAATGGCACAGTCCGTGCCGTCTTAGGAAAGTACGGAGAATATGGAAAGAAAAACAAAGCGTGATTCACGTCTTGCAAGAGCTGGCGTTGCGGGTTTCAACAAACCCAAGCGTACGCCTAGCCACCCAAATAAGAGCCACGTTGTGGTTGCCAAAGAAGGATCTCAGGTCAAGACAATTAGATTCGGACAACAAGGCGTAAGTGGCGATAAGCAACCAACTGCTAGACAAAAGTCATTCAAAGCAAGACATTCAAAGAACATAGCCAAAGGCAAGATGAGCGCCGCGTATTGGGCAGATAAGGTGAAGTGGTGAAGAAGAAAGCGTTTTGGGATACAAAGAATCCTAAGAAGACATCTAAGAAACTGACACCTGCACAAAAGAGCGCTGCTAAGGCTCGCGCTAAAGCAGCAGGTCGTCCATATCCTAATCTGATAGACAACGCAGCAGTAGCAAAAAAGAAGAAGTAAGGAGTAAACAGTGGCACTAGGAGTTGCAGGTACTACTCTCAATGCAGAGTTAAATCGTCTAGCAAATGCTGGAACCTATCGGATATCTGCTGATATGGTAGATATGGCTAAGGCAGCCCAGCAATGGGCAGCGCAACGAAGTGTCACTCTTACCGTAACAGATACCGTAGGAGTATTAAATGAAATTGCTGGCATCGCTTCTAAAGCCGATTGGCTTGATTTTAGCGGTGTATGTAATTACATCGCTTCTACTTCTGGCTTACCTGCAGCGGCTGCTCTCAGGGCGGTATCTACCTGATGAGTGCGAAATATAATTTAATCTGCGACCAAGCAACCACATTTACTTTCCAGTTCCAAGTTCAGAACAATGTTAGCGGAACTACTACACCTTGGAACCTGACAGGATACACAGGAACAATGACAGTGCGCCCCTTTGTTGGCGCATCTACAACAACAGTTGTGGCTTCTACTGCCAATGGTCGTATGGTCTTTGATGATATCAATGGTCGAGTAACAGTAACTCTGTCATCTACCATTACGGGCGATATTGATGCTGGTCGATATGCCTATGATTTAGTTTTAGATTCAGGAACTACCGTAACAAGAATCCTTGAAGGTAAGTTCATTGTGACAGGAGCCGTGACTACGTGAGTACTATTATCGTAATTGAGTCAATCACTCCACAAGTTGCAGTAGAGTTTTCAGCAGACCAAGGAGCACAAGGTGGCGTAGGAGTCACAGGTCCTACAGGTCCGACAGGACCGACTGGTCCTGCAGGTTCTACAGGCTCTACAGGTGCCACTGGTATTACAGGTCTTACAGGTCCAACAGGACCCACAGGCGATACAGGGGTAACAGGTCCGACAGGACCCACAGGACCGACAGGCGTTACAGGCCCTATCGGAGTTACTGGAGCAACAGGCCCAGTTGGTGCTACAGGACCAGAAGGAGTAACTGGCCCAACAGGTCCAACTGGACCTATAGGAGCCACAGGACCTATTGGCGTAACAGGAGCCACAGGTTCAGTAGGAGTCACAGGAGATACAGGCCCTACGGGCGCTACAGGGCCTATAGGAGCCACTGGACCGCAGGGTGTTACAGGCGATACAGGTCCAACTGGACCGATTGGTGTTACTGGTCCAATGGGACCAACAGGTGCAACAGGACCAGTAGGGGCAACAGGTGCTACTGGGCCAACAGGTGCTGACGGACAATCTGCTAACTATTATGATTATGTAGCAAAGACAACCGCAACAAGCGGTTCGCCAGGAAGTACATTCCTGCTATGGAATAACGCTACACAGACTTCAGCAACTCAAATCAACATTGATCATATCAATGCTGACAATATCGACGTAGATATTTTCCTTGCGTTGCTTAGCACAAACGACGTTCTTATTATTCAAGATAGCAGTAACTCTGATAACTATCAGAAGTGGGAAGTTTCTGGCTCAATCACAATCATCCCAAATGATTACGTTGAAGTTCCAGTAACCCTTATTACATCTGCTGGTACTGGTAGTACAGGCTTTGCCAATAACGCAAGCGTAATTCTAGCAATCGTATCTGCTGGTGTTATCGGACCTACAGGTCCAATCGGTGCTACTGGTCCTACTGGACCACAAGGCGTTACAGGCCCAACTGGTCCTATCGGAGCTACAGGACCTACAGGTCCACAAGGTACTGCTGGTGATGTAGGAGCGACAGGTCCAACTGGCCCTATTGGAGCAACAGGTCCTATCGGTGTTACAGGTCCTACGGGTGCTACTGGCCCACAAGGTGATATTGGTGCTACTGGTGCAACGGGTCCTACAGGACCTGCTGGTATCACAGGCCCGACAGGACCGACGGGTGCAACTGGTCCAACTGGTGCTAGTGCAACAGCGTTGCCAGATATCCTGATGCTAGGCGGTATGTGAAGTTCTTTGACAGAGTTATTGTTATCAATGTCAATAGACGTTCAGATCGTTTAGAGCAGTTCCGTAAAGAAGCCGAAACAGTTGGCTTTGACTTTGAAATACATCCTGCTTTAGATGGAAAGTTTCTAGGTATGGACCCGATTGTGGCTGGCAGGCTAAGCCACATAGAGGTTCTACGGAAGATAAAGCCAGATGAGATGGTCCTTATCTGTGAAGATGATGCTAAATTTAGACAAGATTTCGTACAATCTTTAGATGAATATATGGCAGACCTACCGCAGGACTGGGATATCTTTTATTTGGGAGCCGTAAAGAATGAGACTAAGCCAGTCAATAAACACTGGGTTAGGCAGGTAGTCTCAACAGGAACTCAAGCCTATTGTGTCAATCCTGCTAAGGTAGACTTGTTTATCCAGATAGCCAGAGAGTTTGACCGCCATATAGACATTGCCTATAGGGTTTGGGCTAACAGGACTAACGCCTATATTGCCCACCCAAACCTGGTAATTCAGCACGATGGATTCTCAGATTTACGCGGCGAGTTAGTCTCTGATTTCCAAGGCTTTCAGTAGAATTGTGGTATGAGATTCCACGTAGTAGCACTACCCCACACACAGGTAACTAAAGATTTCGCAGGTTGTGCGTACACTGAAAAGGTACGCAGATTCTGCAATATGATGAAGGGCTTAGGCCACACAGTCTATCTCTACGCAGGCGAAGAGAATGAAGCTGATGTAGACGAACTTATCCCTTGTATCACAGAGACACAGCGACGTATCGTTGTAGGCAATAAGCCTTATGTAGAGGCTCCGTTCAACTATAAGTTGCCACATTGGGAGAAGTTTAATAAGAAGGCTGCTGCTGAGATACGCAAGCGTGCAGAACAAAAAGACTTTGTATGTGTAATCGGTGGCGGTTCACATCAACCAATAGCACTGGCTCTACCAGGAATGATGGTAGTTGAGTTTGGCGTTGGATACTCTGGAGTATTTTCTAACTACCGAGTATTTGAATCTTATGCTTGGATGCACGCAGTCTATGCTCAGCATAGAGATGCAGCAACAGTAGATGGTAATTTTTTTGATGCAGTAATTCCAGGTTACTTAGATCCTGAGATGTTCCCAATGGGTAAAGGCGATGGAGATTATTACCTGTATATCGGAAGAATGATTCCGAGAAAAGGTATAGACATTGCAGCGCATATCTGCAGGACTATCGGAGCAAGACTTATCTTTGCAGGTCCTGGCGACCATATACCAAGCTATGGTGAGTATCTAGGCCCAGTAGGACCTGAGAAGCGTGCAGAGTTAATGGGTGGAGCAATAGCAACATTTGTTCCAACGCTATACCTAGAACCTTTTGGCAATGTGAACATTGAATCACAAGCCTGCGGAACTCCTGTTATTACTACAGACTGGGGTGCATTTACTGAAACTGTTGTAGAAGGCGTTACAGGTTTTAGATGTAGAAATGTAGAAGAGTTTATCTTGGCAACACAGAACGTCAAGAACTTAGATAGGCAGGCTATCAGAGATAGGGCTATATCGCTCTACTCAGTAGATGTCATAGCAAAGCAATATGAAAAGTATTTCCACAGACTAGAGACTCTGTGGGGAGATGGCTGGTATACGGAAGGAAATAATGCCAACACTGTCCGAGATGATCAACGAGGTGAGAACTAACCTACAAGGTTATTCACTCCGTCAAGATCGCATCACTTATGTCAATAACACTGCTGGTCTGACAACTACCAGTTTAGAAATTCAAGTTGGTTCTGCAGACAACCTTGCTAAGGGTCTAATTGAAATTGATGATGAGTTGGTTTGGATTGACTCCTTCAATAAAACAACAAACACTCTTAACGTAATGGGTGCTCCGACTAACCCGATTGGTCGCGGCTTCCAAGGAACAACAGCATCACCTCACGCTAGATATGCCCAAGTAACTCTGGCCCCAACATTCCCACGAGTATCTATCAAGAAGGCTATCAACGATACTATCAACTCTTACTACCCTAAACTATGGGCAGTAAGTTCAACTACCTTTACCTTCAATGCTTCTCAAACAACTTATGCTCTGCCAGATGATTGCGAGCAAATTCTTTATATGTCTTGGCAGACCACAGGCTCTTCTCAGGAATGGCTACCTATCAACCGTTGGCGCATTGACCCAATGGCAAACTCTGCAACCTTTAATACAAATGTTACGGTGAATATCTATGAAAACATACAACCTGGTCGTACCGTTCAGGTCTGGTATACAACAGAACCCAATACCCTTGATGCTAGTAGCGATGACTATGAGGACGTTACTGGTCTACCTGGTAGTTCTTATGATGTCACTGTACTCGGTGCTTGCTACAAACTTCTCTCTTTCCTTGACACTGGTCGTATAAATCTATCTAGTGCTGAGGCTGACCTTAATGACACCAAGAACCCATACAACTCTGGTGCATCTGCTTCTCGTTATGTTTTTGCCTTGTATCAACAGCGCCTAAATGAGGAAGCGTTGAAGTTGCAAGACAAGTATCCAATTCGTATCCACTACACCAAGTAAGGAAGGCTAATGACCAGACAATACTCGTCGATTAGCGTTGAGACGACGCTTGCCTCAACAATATCGTCTAGCGCCACAACAATGACTGTGGCAACAGGGACTGGCTCTGCCTTGCTCGGTGGAGTCACACTAGCAGCAGGTAACGTAGACCAGTTCACCGTTGCTATTGACCCTGATACCACCAATGAAGAAATTGTATTCGTAACAGGAGCATCCAGCGATACATTCACAATCGTCAGAGCACGTGCTGGAACATCTGGTGTACAACATACATCAGGTGCAACAGTCAAGCACGTACTAACTAGCGATGATCTTAACGCTTTCAAAGCATCTATCTCACCTGTAACAAACGTAGGCTTTGCTGGTTCTACCTCTGGTACCACTACGGTCCAAGCTACAGCAGTAGCAGGAACAACTACGCTGACCCTGCCTGCAGCAACAGATACTTTGGTAGGTAAGGCAACAACAGATACGTTGACTAATAAGACACTTACTAGCCCAACTCTTAATACACCTACCATCAATGATGCTAGGCAGAACTTAACTCTTAATGCCCAGACTGGTACCACATATACCTTGGTGATAACCGACAATGGTCGCCTTGTTACCTTGAGTAATGCTGCTGCCATAACACTGACTGTGCCACTAAATGCAACTGTTGCATTCGCAACTGGCGCAGTTATCAACATCCAGCAAATCGGAGCAGGGCAAGTAACAGTGGCTGGAGCAGCAGGAGTTACAGTTACTGGAACTGGAACAAAGTTACGGACACAGTATTCAGCGGCAGCCTTAGTCAAGACTGGCACTGATTCTTGGACAATGATTGGAGACTTGAGCGCCTAATGCCTACATATAAAGTTCTAGCGCAGAGCGCACCTACTGCTGCTACTGCAACAACTCTTTACACAGCAACAAATGCAACGATTGTATCTACACTCAATGCCTCAAACATTGGTGGCACACAAGACACTATCCGCGTTGCTGTTCGCCCAGCAGGTGCAACCTTGGCTAACCAGCACTACATCGCCTACGGAGTACCGCTGGCAGCAGGAGCAGTCTTCAGTCTTCAAGGCGGTATCACATTGGCTAACACAGATGTCATCACAGTCTATTCAACGACTGGCAACACTTCATTCTCAGCGTTCGGATCGGAAGGTAACTGATGAGCGTAGGAATTATTGGCGGAACAGTAAGCCCATCTACAGCATATACAACTAATGCTCAGACTGGAACTACATACACTGTCGCATTAACAGATTCTAATAACACTATGGTTGAACTCAATAACGCTGCAGCCATTACTGTTACTGTGCCGACAAATGCGACTACTGCATTTCCTGTTGGATCACAGGTTAACATCTTGCAGACTGGCGCAGGTCAGGTGACTGTGGCAGGTGCTGCAACCGTGACGGTCAATGGAACTCCAGGGTTGAAACTTAGAGCACAGTGGTCTGCTGCAACTATCGTCAAGCGCGACACCAACACTTGGGTCCTGATTGGAGATACCTCAGCGTGACACCTCTACTTGGCATTTTTGCTTCAGCAAATACAACTGTTGCAACATCTTATGAATCTATTGCTGTTTCATCGGTAGGTTCTGGCGGAGCATCATCTGTTTCATTTACTTCAATTCCTGGCACTTATACGCATTTACAGATTCGTGCTATTGGAAGAGCAACTCGCGCAGGTTCTACTGATTCAGTCAAACTTCAACTTAACTCAGATACAACTACAAATTATGCCCATCACTTGTTATACGGCGATGGTACTAGCGCAATATCCTCTGCAACGACTAGCACATCATTTATTTATCCAGTTATTACAACCGCAGGAACAGACCTATCAAATACTTTCTGCGCTATGGTCGTAGATATTTTGGACTATACAAACACAAATAAGAATACAACTGTAAGGTCCTTAAGTGGTTATGATGTCAACGGAAGCGGTTATTCAATGTTCACTTCTGGGCTATGGCTTAACACCGCCGCAGTCACATCAATTAGTTTTGCCCCAGGTTCAAGTAACTGGGCACAATACTCACACTTCGCACTCTACGGAATAAAGGGGCCAGCATAATGCCAGCAGGACCAACATACGAACCGATAGCAACGACTACGCTAGGTAGCAATACTGCAACCATAACATTTTCTTCTATAAGTGGTAGTTATACTGATTTGGTTTTAGTCAGCGCAAATGGTAATGCAGCAAACAGTGATAACGATATCTACATTAGATTTAATTCTGATTCAGGTTCAAACTATAGCCGTACTCAAATGTTAGGAAATGGTACCACTGCTTCAAGTGGCAGATCCTCTAATAATACAGAAATTAGAATTGGACCAAGTTACAATAATACGGTCACTTCTACATTGATATCGCATATTATGAACTATTCCAATACAACAACTAATAAAACAGTTGTATCAAGATCTGGTCACGCATCAGGGTATACTCTTATTCAGGCTGCATTATGGCGTAACACTTCTGCAATCACCTCTATCACTTTAACCTTGCAAAATTCGCAATCTTTTGTTACAGGTTCAACCTTCACCCTCTACGGAATTGCGAGTGCATAACTATGGCTAATACATTCGTGGCAATCGCAACAACTACTGTGGGTTCAGGTGGGGCTGCAAGCATTACCTTTTCAAGCATCCCTGGAACCTATACTGATTTGGTTGTTAAGGCTAGTGTTCGTTCTGACCAAGCAAACATTGCTAACAGTTTAGGGATTCAATTTAATGGTTCAAGTGCAAATTTTACTTCTCGTTTTATTGAAGGAAGCGGCTCAACGGTTTCTTCTTTTACTTCAACAAACACTATTGGAAATGCTCAGGGTACTTCGTCAACATCTAATACATTTTCTAGTGTTGAAGTTTATATCCCTAATTATGCTGGCTCTGCAAATAAATCTTTTTCAGCAGATGGTGTGACCGAAAATAATGCTAGCACTGCTTACGCAACTTTAGGCGCTGGATTGTGGTCGCAAACTGCTGCTATTACTTCGGTTGCTATTGCTATGGGTAATCTCGTTCAATACTCAACCGCAACTCTATACGGAATCAAGAAAGACTAGGAAAGGAAAACAATGCCAACCAAACTCGTTGTAGATTGCTCAACAGGAGTAACTACTGAGGTAGAACTTACCGCTGAAGAAATCGCACAGGCAGAAGCAGATGCTCAAGCAGCCGCTGTAGCAAAGGCTGCAGAGGAAGCAGAAGCACAAGCAAAGGCAGCAGTTAAGGCTGCAGCCGAAGCAAAACTAGCAGCACTTGGTTTGACCGCAGAAGAAATCGCAGCACTCTCTAAGTAAGGAGTAGGTAATTGTCCTACGGATCTGACGTAACAGAGGGTATTCCCTATACCCTGTCTAACCCTGCTGGCTCTACTAACTTTCAAGCCACAGGTGTTTCCTACGATATAGCCATCAACGGCTTGCCATTCTTTCTGGCTGCCAGCGATGATTCACCCTATCGTCGTGTCACGGCTCAGTATCGTAAGCAACAGTATGACCAGACCCGTGAGGCTGGCGAGCAGTCTCTAACTGGTTGGTGGTTTAGATCTCAGTCATCATTTCATCTAGGTGCTGGTATCAAATACTTTGAACCTGCTCAGGATGAATCACTGCGCTTCCAGTTTACTGAGTCTAAAGGCTTAGATGTCTGGACTAAGGGACAGGCTACCCTGCTAAATACTACAGTCAGGGCTTTAACCAGCGCCAATACTCCGATAATCGTTGGTGCCAATGATGGAACTAATGACTGTCTAGTTGTAGCAGATGGCTCTGCCTTGAAGAAAGTTACGATGAGTAATGATACTCCTACTGACTCTACCTATACCCAAGCAGGAACTCCATCTACAATCCTTGATTTAACCACTGATGGAATCAGATACTGGTTTATCAATGGAACTCACGTCCATCGTGGCAATATCGGTGGAACTACAAGCGATGTTGAAACCTATAACGCTTCATCTACAACCAGTGCCAGAATTAAATATGTAAAGCAACGCCTGATTGCTACTATCAATAATAAACTTTATGAATTAAATGCTACCCATACTGGCGGTGGCGCTCTACCTACAGATCACTATACCCATCCGCAGACTGACTGGATTTGGACTACTATCTCAGAAGGCCCTAATGCTATCTATGTAGGTGGCTATAGCCGTGAGAACTCATCTATCTATAAGATTACTTTAGATTTGGCTAATGCTAATGCTCTTGGTTTCCCAGAGTTAAGCATTCCTTCGGTAGTTATAGACCTGCCTGAAGGTGAAATCATCAACACCTTTGATACCTACCTTGGTACCTACGCAATACTATGCACTAACAAAGGCGTTCGAGTAGGCGCTATAGGCAATAGTGGTGATGTCTCTTATGGACCGCTACTGTTTGAAACAGAGTGTACTGATGTGGCCTTTAGAGATAAGTTTGCTTATGTATCTACCAAGCAGGGAAGCGAATCAGGTCTAGTCCGTATTGATTTATCACAGCCAGTAATTCCTAATAGCCTTGTCTTTGCCTATGCTTGGGATGCTTGCGCCTCTGGCGAGACTACTACCAGTAACTCAGTAGCCTTTCTTGGTGGCACAGATCGTGTAGCTTTCTGTGTTCCAGGCGATGGTGTATGGGTTGAATCATACGGGGTCAAGGTTGCATCTGGTTATCTAAAGACTGGCTTTATCCGCTATAACACTCTTGAAGGTAAGTTATTCAAACTACTTACCCCGCGTATTGATACCACTAATGGTAGTTTAAGTATCTCATCTATCGGCTATGACTATACCGAATATGCAATCGGTTCTTTTGCTGAAGAGTCTACTGTTTCTGAAATCGGTATCCCTTACCCGCAGGGACCTCAAGAATACTTAGCCTTCAAATTTACACTGACCCGCGATGCTAGTGACAGCACTCTTGGACCGCTATTTACTGGCTACCAGCTCAAGTCTCTACCAGCAGTACCTCGTCAGAGACTTATCCAATATCCATTATTCTGCTTTGACCACGAGAGCGATAAGTTCGGCGTGGAAGTTGGCTATGAAGGTTCTTCTTGGGACCGTATGCAACAACTAGAAGCAGTAGAAAACGCAGGCGACACCATCCGAATAGAGGACTTCCGCACAGGAGAATCCTTTATTGGCCTGATAGAAGAGATGGACTTCATCAATAAAACCCCACAAGATAAGAAGTTCTCTGGTTTCGGAGGCTTACTTGTAGTGACAATACGGAGCGTATAAATGACACCTACAGAATGGGCAACCCTGGCAGTAGCCATAATCACAGTCATTGCTGGATTTGCTGGCGCTGTGCGCTGGTTAGTTAAGCATTATCTATATGAACTACGCCCCAATGGTGGCTCAAGTGTCAAAGATAAAGTCAATTTGCTTGAAGAAAAAGTTGAGATACTGACCGATCTAGTCAAGGAAGCATTGAGGAAATGAGTGATGAAACCTGTTGCAAAGAGTGCAACACCTGCAGCCATTGCCGTTCTAAGGCAGGCAACTGCGCTTGCTCCAAAGCGCAAGAAGGTATCGGATGGCCTGCTGCCAAGCAGGGCTCACATCAAGGCAAATCCTAACTCTGACCACAATACAGGTCACGCAGTAGACCTAAGCCACGACCCGCATAATGGGATTGATTGTGGTGATATCTACCAGAAGCTCAAGGATGATAAGCGAGTTTCATATCTAATTTTTAGTGGACGTATCTGGTCTAAGGAAAACGGAGATCGTGAGTACGACGGACCAAATAAACACGTCAGTCACCTGCATATTTCAATCAAGGAAGAACACGACAAGGACACCAGTCCTTGGTTTCCCTGGTTGGAAAAGGCAAAGAGGACTCCGAAGGATGCCCTTACTGTGGCAAAGTCGAAGACCTTTAAGCCTAAGAAGAAGACAGCAAAGGCTCCTAACAAGAACAAAGTTCTTAGAAGGAAGTCATTGTTAATGTCCTTATTCAAGAAAGGAAAGTAATGAAGAAACTTGTAAAGAAATTGAAGAGCAAAGAGTTCAAGGCTGCACTCAAGTCTTATCTCCGCGCTGTTCTAGCATCAGCAGCAACTATGGCTATTGCTTTAGCAACTGACGTTGCTCCAGAGTATGCAATTCTTATCGGTGGTCTTACTGCCCCTATCGTAAAGTGGGCTGATAAGGCTGAGGCTGAGTTCGGAAGAAAGTACGACGCTGCCAATAAGTAGTTTGTAGATAGCGCGAGGCAAAGGCCCTCATCCCTAACGGGGTGGGGGCTTCTTTTTTTATGCCTAAAAACTATTCTCGTTCTTGTCTATGGGACAAGGCACCTTGACTAGGTTGCCACAGTTAGCACAGCTTCCATCTAAACCCCACCAAGCAATCTCATAGTCTTCAAACTGAGCAAAGATATTAAAGACTGTAGAGCCACAAGAGCAGGCGTGGACTGGTCCTAAGATTCTAAGGTTAGCTGCCTGTATTGGTGGCAGAGGAGTGCTATATTTCAGCAGCCGAAGTAGACGGAACAACACTCAGTTCACGGCTCCTTCCTGATGTCAGTCGCCTCTCGCCGCCTCTAGGCGGCT